AAAAAATGCTCTCGTGGCGCAATGGTTAGCGCAAGATGCTTATATCATCGAGGTTACAGGTTCGAATCCTGTCGGGAGTACAACCGATTCCGTAGCTCAGCAGGTAGAGCAATACACTTTTAATGTATGGGTCGCGCGTTCGAGCCGCGCCGGAATCACACATTGGAATATAGCTCAGCAGGTTAGAGCATTTGACTGATATTCAAAAGGTCGCTGGTTCGAATCCAGCTATTCCAACACATGCTTCTTTAGCTCAGTTGGTAGAGCTCCCGTTTTGTAAGCGGATGGTCGTTGGTTCGAATCCGACAGGAAGCTCAAAAATGCTCCGTTCGTCTAATTGGTTTAGGACATTCCCCTTTCACGGGAAAGCTTACGGGTTCGAGTCCCGTACGGAGTACAAAAATTATTGTGGGGTAGACTGGAGATGGTACCAGCTCGGTCTCATAAGCCGAACTACGAGGGTTCGAGTCCCTCCCCCGCTACAATAAAAAAGTATAAGAGTAATATATGTATATGTAGATGGATATTAATAAAATATTTAGCTCTTTTACCAGCGATGATGATAACATCGTATCTATTGATTTTACAGAACACCCAATATATTTGTTGGGAATGTTTAAGAAATTAATATTAAATCATAAAATTTTTAAGTCAAAAAATTTATTTTTACTTAAATCTTTAGATCCTGACATGAATATAAATGATGCTGAGGTTATAGGAGATTTTGTTATGTTTAATAGAGCTTGGCATTATATAAAAGATGTTAATCCTTTAAATGAAACCCATAAACAAATAATAGAGAGTAGTTTTAGCACCAATTTAATAGATTCTATTGATTCTGCTATTTCATATTTTGAAAATAAAGAAGAATATGAGAAATGTGCTCATATATTTAATATTAAAAAAATACTTATAGATTATCACAAATAAACTTGGTTATGTAATTTATTTTCCATATATTATTGGAAAACTAAACTATATCTTTTATGAAAAACAGAGAAATCATAATGCGTCGATTAGAAAGAGCAGAAGGAAATGTTGGAAAATTATTTTTTGTTCTCCAACGTGCTGGCTCTAGAGAAGAATTTGAGGAAGCTCTTAAAGATCTTCAAGAGACTCTTCAAGATGCTAAATCTTTTGTTCAACAAGAACCATTAAGCCCTAATGAAATAAATCCATTTTAATAATTAATAGTTATGAAACTTACCGCAGAACAAATTCAAGAAAATTGGGAGCAATTTATCCAACATATCAATGCTTGGATATCTTCTCCCCGTAAAGAAAAATTATTAGAATTTTATGAGCAATATAAAGATCGCTTAATTCTAATGCCAGCCGCTCATAAAAAAGAATACCATAATGCTTTTCCGGGTGGCTATATTGAACATGTTAATCGTGTTGTCGAATGTGCTCTTAAACTTAACAACTTATGGGGAGAAATGGGAGCAGATTTGGATACATACACAATTGAGGAGCTTGTATTCTCTGCCATTAACCACGATTTGGGCAAAATGGGAGATGAACAAAACGAATCATATGTTCCCCAAACAGACCAATGGCGCCGAGATAAATTAGGCGAAGATTATATGTTTAATAATAAAGTAGCATTTGCTTCAGTTCCTGATCGTGGTTTGTATTTACTACAGTCTCATGGCGTACAATATTCATTTAATGAAATGTTGGCTATACAAACCCATGATGGTTTATATGATGACGGGAATAAAAAGTATTTAATGTCCTATGCTCCTGAGCAAAAACCGCGTACTTGTCTTCCATTTGTTTTACATCAAGCAGATTTGATGGCCGCTAGAATCGAATTTGAAAGAGAATGGTTACCTAAGTTTAAAAATCCTGTGGAGACTCAAAAGAAAGGTTTTACCCTAGATACTAATGCCAAACCAAACTTAAACAGGCAGCAAAAAGCATTAAGTACAATTAAAAGTGAAGGATTAAAAAATTTATTAGATAGCATATGATATTGTTAGTAATAATTTTAACGTTAATGGTCGTGATCCTTGGATACACGACCTTTAACCTATTGAAAAAATATAATATTTACAAATAAATTATATTGTGGAACAACACACTACAAAAATATATTTAGTTAAAAATTGCTATGGTGATCCCAACAAAGTTTATATAGGTAAAACTATAAACTCTCGAGAAAAAACTCATAAAAAAAAATTTGGAGATAAAATAATTTATACTTATATAGATGAAATTAACTCTTTAGAATCAAAAGATTGGAAACCATTAGAATGTTATTGGATAGAGCAATTCAAAGTTTGGGGGTTTGAATTAATGAACAAGAATAAAGGAGGAGGAGGCCCTAGATTTGTTGAGGATAATATAAAGAAAAAAATAAGTAATAAATTAAAAAATAAAAAAAAGCCTAAAAGAACAAAAGAACATTGTGATAATTTATCTTCATCTTTAATAAAAATTCCTAAAAAAGGTAGTGGAAGAAAAAAAGGGATAGTTTTGTCTGAGATGGAGTTAGAAATAAGAAAAAGGCCTAGAAGATCTCAATCTCAAGAAACTATCGAGAAGAGAAAAGAAAAGACAATAGGTAAAAAAAGAACGCAAGAAACTAGGATAAGAATGTCTAATGCTAAAAAAAATAAACCCTCAAATAATTCTAAACCAGTATATCAATATGATATAGAAAATAATCTAATTAAAAAATGGAATAGGGTTGCAGAGGCCGCACTAATTTTAAATATTAGAAGACAAGGTATTGTAACATGCGCTACGAATAAATCAAAAACATATAAAAATTACATATGGCGATATTATTAGTTATATTATGTATAATCATAATAGTTATGATATATGTTATAAGAAATTTGCTTATTAAAAACGAAAAACAAGAAGATATTCTTACAGGATATATGGTTTATCTAAACAAAATTTCTAAAATCATAGATGAATCAGATAAAAAATTACAAGAGATAGATCATAGAGGTTCTTTTAAAGCCGATGATGAAATTGGATTTTTCTTTGAAAGTGTTAAAAATATCCAAACTATCCTTAACTCATTCAATGTAAAAAATTTATAATATGGCAGTATATTTTACTCAGAAAACAGAAGATGCTATTGTACGATATAATAATGAGCTCGATTCTTCACTTAAGAGTAAAATATATGAATCAGAAATTCATCCTGCTTTCTTTAAATTAACAGAAAATATTGTTCATACTTTTAAATTTTATTATACGGAAGTTGAAAATATTGAAGATTTACAACACGAAGTAATAATATTTCTTTTATCTAAAATACATTTATTTAATCCTTCTAAGGGGGCAAAAGCATATTCTTATTTTGGAACAATAGCAAAACGCTATTTAATATTATCAAACCAAAAAAATTATAAAAAAAGAGTAGATGCTGTTCCTATAGAAGAAATATATGAAGATGAAAAACACTCATATGAATTAGAAAGGGATTATCCAAAAAATAAAGTATCTGATTTTATGGATTTATACGTAGATTATTGTACGAATAATATATTTAAAATATTTCCTAAAGAAACAGATGCTAAAGTAGCAGATGCTATTTTAGAACTATTTCGTAAAAGAGATCATTTAACTATTTTTAATAAAAAAGCACTTTATATTTACATCCGTGAACAAATAGATGTAAAAACACCAAAAATTACTAAAATAGCTAATCACCTTTACAAATTATATAAATCTCATTATTTATTTTATGAAGAAAATGGTTATGTAGAATTTTAACATATCTATATTTATAATAAAAAAATATGAGTCAATTTGATAAAATAGTATTTGGTAAAAAATCATTCTCTAATCTTTTAGAAGAAATATACGAGAATCAAAAGAAAAAAGATAAGCAAATATCTACACTTATCGCAGAGTTAAAACCCCTAATAAATGAAATAGGTGATGCTACTCTTATAGTTCCATTAATCAAAGAATATATGGAAATTGGGACTAAAAACGATGATTTGCTAATTAAAATGGCCGCATTAGCCCAACGAGCAATAGCCACTCAAAACGGAGATGATACATTAGCTATATCAGATCAGGAAAAAGAACAACTTTTAGCAGCATTTAAAGGCCTTAAAGAAGATAATAATGGTTAATAGATTATATGGATTTGCTGCCCAAAATTCTAATCTTAACTCTAATTTAAATAATGGAACAAATGAAAATAGAGATTTTAAGATTGATAATCTTATCGTTTCTGCTAGAGTTATTGATATTGTTTTAGATGAAACTCATCCTCTTTTTAAAGAAGTAGGAGAATGGAACGGGTTAGGTACTATTGTATATGATACAGATTTATCAAACCCACCCGTATTTTATCAAGGAAATTTTGCTAAACCATTATATCCTAATACAAAAAATTATCCATTGATAAATGAAATTGTATTTCTTTTAGATCTTCCGAACACTCAAATAGGGGATATTATTTCTTCTACTAACAAGTATTATGTGACTCCTGTTTCTTTATGGAACCATCCCCATCACAATGGTTTTCCTTCAAACCCTAATACCCCGCCTTCATCCCAACGAGTAGACTATACCCAAAGCATTGCGGGTGCTGTAAGAAGAGTTACAGATAAAGAAACAGATATATTTTTAGGAAGTACATTCAAAGAACGTTCAGATATTCATCCTCTTTTACCTTTTGAAGGAGATGTTATAATAGAAGGAAGATGGGGTAATAGTATTCGTTTTGGATCTACCGTTAAAGATAGACCCAACGATTGGTCAAATACAGGATCAAATGGGAATCCTATAACTATTTTAAGAAACGGACAAGGAGATAATCGCGCCGAGGGGTGGTTACCTACAGTAGAAGATATAAATAGAGATGATTCTTCTATTTATCTAACCTCAACTCAAAAAATCCCTATAAACGCCTCAAGCACAAATTATAATAGTTATACTTCTAATCCCCCATCAAATCCCAGTGAATATGCTAATAAGCAAATATTAATTAATTCGGGTCGATTAGTATTTAACACTACTCAAGATCATTTATTATTAACCTCTAAAAAATCTATTAATTTAAATGCTATTAGTAGTGTAAATATTGATACTAAAGAATACATAGCTAAATCAGATGTAATAAAATTAGGATCAAAAGATGCTACCGAGCCTATATTAAAAGGGAATGCTTTAGTGGCAGAATTACAAAATTTAATATCTCAAATACGATTACTAGTTATTGCTTTACAAGCTGTCCCTCAAACTTCAGCGGCTGCCAGCTTAGTCTCCTCAGAGCTACCTAAAATATCTGCTAACTTAGAATTAACTAAATCTGAAGTAAATAAAATTATTTAATGGCTACTATATCTGTTGATGTTCTCCAAAATATAACTCCTAGGGCCTTAAAACAACAGGGTCTAGAGCGTCTTAGTACATTAATATTAAATAAAGGCATTCAAATTAAAGATCAAATTGAACCCCAATTAATTGAAAAAATATTAAATAAATTAAATTCTGTAGTAAATAATGCTTGTTTGTCCCCCAATGAATTAGAACCACTAATTATACTTAGAAATAACATTGTTGGCCAATTAAATATAATAGGGTCTTCTTTAGATTCTGCTATTAGTATAATAGGAATAACTAATAATACTTTAAATACATTGTTGGGGATAGCCGCAGGCATCAGGGCGGCAAAACCTGCCGCAATAGCAGCAGCGGCTGTGCCGGCAAGTGGATCGCCTTTTGCTAGTTTAGTACTTAATTTAAATGAGATTTTAGATAAATTAAAATATGATAATTTGGGTAATCCAAAGTTTCAAAAAATTAAGACTGCCTTAGACCTATCAGCTCCTGCTATCTCTATAGCAGCTGTTTTTATAAACCAAGTAATTAATACATTAAATTCTATTGACACTATTTTAAAAAGATGTTCTCCTAATTCTACTATTACCCCAGTAAATGAAGGTCTAATACAAATTTCTCAACAACAAACACAAGCTAATACCACCATAAATCAAGAAATATACAATGGGTTCGTAATTAGAGTAGAAGAAGTACCATTTAATGCTACACTGACTCGTAGAAAAGCAGTTGGTATAAATCAAAGTGGGATTAAACTCATAGAAACAGAACTATCTTTTACTTTAAACCCAGAAATACTTATCAATGAACTTAAACTTATTATTGACAGAGACAATTTAAAAGCTTATTAATTTTAATATTTATAACCATGAATACAAACACTTTTAAAAAAATAATTAAAGAAGCTGTAAAAGAAGCTATCCAAGAAGAACTTAAGGATATCCTTTTAGAAGCAGTTCGTTCTCCAAAAGCAGTTATAAACGAATCTTTAAGAGATACATATGCTCAACCCCATATAGAAAAACCCCGTCAATTATCCGCACAAGAACGCAGAAATATGTTTTCTGGAATTTTAGAAGAAATGCAAAGCGGGGGTATAGCTACGTCTGCTTATGCTGGCAAATTTCAACCCAAATCTGCTGATACAGTAAATGGTGCTCTTCCTGAGGGGAGTGTGGGTTTAGATCAAATAATGAATTTAATGAGTAAATAATGGCATTTGGAGCAAAAAGAATATTTCCTATAGATACTAAACCCGGAACAGGGGTTGGGGTAGCTCTTCCATTTAATGCTCCTGCTGTTTTTAAAACAACTTATACCACAAAAGACGCTATTAGAAACAATTTGATTAATTATTTTTTAACAAACAAAACCGAAAGATATTTAAACCCAAATTTCGGTGCCAATTTAAGGGCTTTTATTTTTGAACAAATAACAAACGGAAATTTAGATTTTTTAAAACAAGATATACAAGCGCAATTAACTGCGTTTTTCCCAAATGTACTCGTTCAAAATTTAGAAGTAACCGGAAACCCGGATACATACGAAGCTAATGTTGTATTAACGTATAACGTTGTAGATACAGGTATAAACGATGAAATATCAATAACATTCACATAATGGCACAAAGAAAAAATATACAATATATAAACCGAGATTTTGGGGAATTTAGAGCTAGTTTAATTGACTATGCTAAAACATATTTTCCAACAACATATAATGATTTCACACCAGCATCACCTGGTATGATGTTTATGGAAATGGCTGCTTATGTGGGGGATGTGTTATCTTTTTATCTTGATAATCAAATTCAAGAAACATTTTTACAATTTGCCCGCCAACCCAATAATTTATATGAGTTGGCTTATATGTTTGGGTACAAGCCAAATGTAACCCAAGTTGCTACAACAAACATTGATTTTTATCAGCAAGTTCCTGCCATATTTTCTGGTTCAACTTATGTCCCTGATTTTTCTTATGCTTTATCTATTGCAGACAATGCAGTATTATCTTCTCCAGTTAGCCCGAATATACCATTTATTACAGAAGACCCTATAGATTTCTCAGTATCTAGTTCAGGAGACCCTACTGAAGTAACTGTATATAGTATAAATGGGAGTGGGAACCCAACATATTTTCTTTTAAAAAAGACCAGAAGAGCTATTTCGGCTACCATTAATACAACTCAATTTACTTTTGGGGCTCCACAACAATTCTCTACTGTTAGTATAAACGCAAACAAAATTATAGGAATTTTAGATGTGTTTGATACAGACAGTAATGAATGGTATGAAGTTGACTATTTAGCCCAAGAAACTATATTTAATAGTATCAAAAATACTAATATAAATGATCCTAATTTATCTCAATATTCAGGAGATACTCCTTATCTTTTAAAACTAGAACAAGTTCAAAGAAGATTTGTTACAAGAGTTATAAATACAGGCTCATTGCAAATACAATTTGGAGCGGGCAGTGCTGCTGATACAGACGAGAAAATTATTCCTAACTCAGATAATGTTGGTATAGGGCTACCGTTTGAAAAAGATAAACTTACCGCAGCTTATTCTCCTTCAAATTTTCTATTTACAAAAACATACGGAATTGCTCCTTCCCAAACAACTTTAACAGTTAGGTACTTAACAGGGGGAGGAGTAGAGGCAAACATCCCCGCAAATAGCTTAACAAACATAACAGGAAATATTCAATTTTTGAATAAAAATTTAAATGTTTCTACAGCAAATTACATATTAACGTCATTAGCCGTTACTAATCCAGCAGCTGCCGACGGAGGAGGAGATGGAGACACGATAGAAGAAATTAGACAAAATTCATCAGCTAATTTTGCAACACAGCTTCGTAATGTAACTCAAGATGATTATTTAGTAAGAGCATTATCTATGCCTGCTAAATATGGTGTTATATCCAAAGCGTATATTGAACCTACAAAAGCACAATCGGTATCATCTGGGGAAGCTTTAGGAGTGTTAGATTTATATGTTTTATCTTATGATTTTGATAAAAAATTAACTGTTACTTCTCCTGCTTTAAAACAAAATTTACAAACATATTTGTCCTTTTATAGAATGGTAAATGATTCTATAAATATAAAAGATGCTTTTATTGTTAATATTGGTGTAAATTTTGATATTATAGTATTACCTAACTATAACTCAAATGAAGTATTAGTTCAATGTTTAATAGCATTGCAAGATTATTTTGCAATAGATAAATGGCAAATTAATCAACCTATAATCCTTAGAGATATTTATATTTTATTAGATAGAATTGAAGGGGTACAAACAGTAAAAAATATAGATATTACAAACAAAGCAGGCACAAGTTTAGGGTATAGCCAATATTCCTATGATACTGTAGGAGCAACAAACGGTAACGTAGTATATCCTTCACTAGATCCCATGATATTTGAGGTAAAATACCCAAATACAGACATTCAAGGCAGAGTAGTACCTTTATAATAACACAAAATGGCAGTATATAAAATATTCCCTTCCCAAGACGCTACAATATATTCGGCTTATCCTGCTATGAATACAGGGTTAGATGAAATTCTAGAAGCATCTACTAATTTCAAAACAGGAATTTTACAAACAAATGGAAGGTTCCCCCAAGCCTCTCGTTTTTTGGTTCAATTTGATTCTAACGAAATTGCATATGTTAGTGCTTCTCTAATAGGCACATCAAGTTGGACATCAAACCTTAGACTTTTTGTAGCTAATTCCACTGGGTTATTTAATACTACTGCGTTAGCGGTTAATGCTTTATCTCAATCTTGGAACATGGGATCCGGTCATTATTTAGATAGTCCTGAAACTCAAAATGGTGTGTCTTGGGTGTGGAGATCATATTCGGGAAGTAATGCTTGGTTAACTGGTAGCTTTGGTGCAGGTTCTACTGGTTCATATAACTTAAATACAAATCCTAGTTCTTCAGGGGGTGGTGTTTGGTGGACAGGTTCACAAGCCACCCAAATATTTTCATATTATTCTGATTTAGATTTAAATTTTAATGTTAAATCTATAGTAGAAAAATGGACAGGAAGTGCTTGGCCTAATTATGGTTTTATAGTCAGGCAAACAGAATCTCAAGAGTTTGTAAATAACATCAATGAGCAAGTAACATTAAAATATTTTTCTAGAGATACTCATACAATATATCCCCCATGCTTAGAATTCAAGTGGAACGACTCAGTTTATAATACAGGCAGTTTAACAGTATTAGATACTAACCCTGCTACAATATTGTTATCCCAAAATCCCGGAGTCTTCTATAGTCAAAGTATTAATATTTTTCGTGTAAATGCGAGACCAACATATCCCCCAAAGGTATGGCAAACCTCGTCTATTTATATGACAAATTATGCTTTGCCAGAAAATTCATATTATGCGATAAAAGACTTGGATACTAATGAGATGGTTATTGATTTTGATACAACGTATACTAAATTAAGTTGTGATACATCAGGAAGTTATTTTAAACTATATATGAATGGATTAGAGCCCGAAAGATATTACACAGTGTTAGTTCAAACAACCATTCAAGGTTCAACAATAGTATTTGATAATAATTATAGCTTTAAAGTTATTAATCCGTAATGGCTAAAGAAATTATAGATTTAAATAAAGTAGTATACAATAAAAGTCAATATACTAAAGTAATTGATACGCAATTTAGTCAATTAGCTTTTACTCCTAGTGAAGCAGAAATAATAGCTTCTACCCCTTCAATAGGAGCTCAAATAAATGAATTTTTTGCTCAATACCAAAATTTATTTTTTGAAATTCCAAAATTTGGTCAAACAAATTCACATGAATATTTAATAAAAACTAGTGGAGAATATATTGGAGAAATCAAAATAGACGATACATTAAATGCTCTGCTTGAAGAAATAACTCAATTAAGACAAGAAAATTTAGATCTTCAACAACAACTACTTCAAGCATCTCAAACCACAATTAATACATAATGGAAGAAATAGTTAACATACAGAGCATAGATCCCATTACATTTGAGTTACAAACATACTCTCTTGAGGATACTTCTCTAATCCTATCAAATAATATTTCAACCCAATTCAATACAGAAACAGACTATCTAGAATATTTTATATATGACTTAAATCAAAATATTTTAATAGAAAATGTTACTGGGTATCCTAATTTTACTCTCTTAGATAACCAAGTTACCATAGACCCAGAAACTGATTTAAAATCTTTTGGATTTACAGAGGGGCAATATAATACAGTATATAATTTTTTAAGACGTCGTGCTGCATCATCCGCCTTAGATAGATATTATATCGACCAAATTAGCTCTGATAGGACCGAGATAAGATTAAACACTACTACTATACCAAATAGTGAAGTAGTTGCTAGTGTATCTCTTTTTTCCCAAGAAATTCAAAACTCACAAGGGGGGTATTTAGATTTCTACTTAGATTTTGGGAATAATCAATTAATAATAGCAAATAATATACTATTAGATAATTCTAATC